ATTTTCAAGAGTCTGAACTCCAACGTATACTGCAGTATCACGATTCAATCCATTACCTACCAATGGTCGGTATGCACATTGAGTCATATTCATAGCAAGTATCTTAACTGGAGATCCATCAAGGTGAACATTGCGAACAAGATTCATTACACCATAAGGAGTAAAAACTTGTGTTACATCTAGTCCATAAACACCTTTACGACCTGCAATTTGGAAATCAGCTCTTCCAGCTCCATCGCTTACACCAGCAACTTTCTTAACATTAGCTGAAAAGTATCCACTTAGTTTGTGCATCCAATTGTAAGTATCAGTTGAACACATAAACAATGTAGCAGCTGCATTATTGTAACGAGGATCTAAGTATTGAGACATATCATCAAGAAAGTCATCTTGAGACTTAGTACCAGTTCCACCAATTCCAGAACCATCAAAAATGTTACCATAATTAGTAACAAAATTAATTGCACCTTCGGTGTACTGAACTCCATCTACTTCTGCTTGAGATCCAAACAATAGTGCTGTTTCGATGTCATACTTATGCTCGATTAACTTTGTTCTCCAAATTCTTGCAAATTCATTTGGTTCATACTTAAGAACACTAGCTCTTGTAGTATTATCCATTGCCATTGCAGTTTTAAAGATCTGAGTTAATCCTACAGCGCTTGAGTATGGTTGATCTTTCCAACTTTCAGGATAACCTGAACCTTGAGAATGAGCATTACCCACAACATAAGACCTAATTGGTTCAAGTCCAGTTGCTATATTTTGGTTATGAACTCTTTCACCACCAGTATCTTTATCAGCAGTATCATCACTAGCACCGGGTGTAAAATTATTAGTTAAGAAAGAAGCAAGTTCATTACCTGCGCTATCAAACTTAACAATCTTACCAGAAAGCTTTACACATTCCTTACTATCTTTAGTAAGACCATCAGTAACGCTATCCACTTTCATTAAATGATAACCATCTGCAACTCCATCAGTTGTTGAAGCTATTGGAATTTTAACTACTTGCCCCGGAAGGAAAAAAGTAGGTCTTGTTCCACTTGCACCAACATCAACTCTAGTACCTGATTGACCAATTATGCTAGTAATGTTACCAGCGGATTTATAATCTGTAGCCATGTAAAGTTCAACAGATTGTCCAGTTGCTGATACAGCTGATCCTGCGTTTGATTGAAACAATTCAGAATCATCAAATGTATCAACTCCATTTTTAACAAATCCCATTACATATGCATATCTTTTATGATACGAATGTCTCTGTTCAGTAAATTTGAACTGAGGATCATCTGTAGGTTTTTTTGCTACTTGTGATACAAATCGGAAAAAAGGATCTTGCGCTATTGATAGTTCAGAAATCCTATCCCCAAAGTTGTATCTTCTTCTGAGATCTCCTGTTCCCGGTACAGCTGTTCCACTGTGACCTGCGTCTGGAGATGCTCCGTATGTTTCCATTCCGAAAACGTCAGACATATTATACCTCTACTTTGAGTTATGGCTGACAGTATATTTTTTTAGATACTGAAAGCCTTTTCTATTTCACTACCAGAACCTAAAATCGAATCAAAAACTGAATCATCAGAGGATTTTTCAACTGGAGTACTACCTTGTGTTGCAAGTGTACCCGGTTGTTGTTGAACTTCTCGCATTTTATTATGAATTTCTTGTCTTGCAGAATCAGCTATTTGCTCATCCCTATTCTTTCTATTCATTAAGTAATATATATCTTCAAGTTCTAAAGACTTTGATTTAGCAAATTCAGTAAAGTTGCTCCATTCATCATCAGACATATTCATCTTTTGTTTGAATTGAGTTTCTTTAGCCATTTTTGCATTTTCAGCCTTTTGACTTTGTAAAACATTAGAAAGTCGACGCTGTACTACACCATCTATTGTCGCTCCCAATACTTTAGCAGAATCAGAATCAGGTTGAGAAAAAGCATCATCAGGATCAAAAACAAAATCTTCTTTTAAATTTAGTTTTTCATTCATTGATTGTGGGGTCTGGCCTCCACCCTCAAAATAACTTCTCACATGAGAAATTAAATTAGGGTCTTCTCGCATAGCATCAAGGATTGGCATATAAGGTTCTAATTCAGCAAGTTTGCCATTTAGTCTTTTAGCCTCCCTACTTGAGTCGCTATACCTTTTTTGTAAAGTATCTAATTCATTATTAGGTACTTCGTTCTGAACTTCTGCATTAGGGCTCGACTGCGTGTTACGGCTTTTTTCCGAGGTTGTTTGCGAAGGTCTATCTAATATACCACCATTGACCTGATTATCTAATTCTTCAAAAAAATTATCAGATGTCATTCCCATGACGGCATCTTGTACGTTGTTACTTTCGGGGGCTTTATCAGCGTTACCTACTTGTTCTGACATACTATCTCCTATTTTAAGGTTGTATTAATTTAGCATATAAAAATCATAAGATACAAGTCTTAAGATTGCTCGTTTTGATTTATATCTTTTTTAGTTGATTTTTTATCTTCTACTAATTGTTCTTTCATTTTATCAAACTCAGCTTTTAACATTTGTCTTAAATATTTTTGTTGAGCTTCAGTTTGAAGAACATCTTTTCGGATTTCATTATTAGCATCACCTACTTTCATTTTAATTCCAGCTTGCACTAATTGTCTTTGTAATGTTTCTATAGTTCCATCTTTTTCTTTTACCATCTCTTGCATAGATTGTAATTGACTTTGTGCTTGTGATACCATTGATTTTCTTTCCATAATTTTTTCTTTATTTCTAATATCTGTTTCAGACAACATTGCTACATCATCAATAAGTCCAGCTTGATACCATTTAAAATACTCTTCTAATAATGCCCATCTATTTAATGGTAATGTTGCACCGGCTATTATTCTTACGTCAAACCTAGCTGATGCATAATCCTTATATTTTCCTATTGCTTTGCCATAATCATTATAAAGACTAACATTAATTCTTACTTCTTTTTCCTCATTATTGTTATCTGAATTAGGTTGTACGATTCTAAATACTTTTTCAATATTATAATGTTTTTGAGCCATCATTTGAAATACTTTACCTACATGCTCTAATGAAGGTTCTACAATACTATTCATCCAAGCTTTTAATCTTCTTGTTCCAAATTCGTCATTAGCAAGTAAACCTCTATACGTTTCTGCTTGGTCTTGAGAAAAACCCATCATTGCAGAAGGTACACCACTTATATATTCTGCATCTGTTTTGCCTTGTTGGACAACTGTAAAAAATGCATTATTAATAGGAGCTGGTTGAATTGCAGTAGGTGGTGAAAATCCTTGTCTGTATTTTAATAATGCTCCCGGAGCTGAAGAATACTTTTCCCATTCATCTTCAGGTACAGAACCTTCTTCATACATCCATCTAAGATTAGAAGATAAGTTTGCATTATGTAACATTATCTGATGAGCTTTATTTATTTCTTGTTGTTTTCCTATTAATGGAGTTACAGCACTCATTGGAAAAGGACTTCCAGTATACATATAAGGTATAGGTATTATTGGATATTCACTAATAGGTATTACTTGTTCAAATAAAAATGTATCATCTCCTGCACTACAAGTTTTTACAATTCTATTTTCATAAAATTCTATAGAGTCTACTATATTTTTTTTAAAATCTTCATTTTGTTCAAATTGTTTATATTGAGATTCTGATAAAACTTGTTCTTTTATAATTGTAGCTTCTTCTCTTGCTTGAGATATAAGTTCCATTTCTCTTTCTCTAATACCTTGAGCGGCCATTTTTTGAGAATTTTCTATCATTAACTTACCTCTTTGAGGAATAACTTCACCTTCTTGTACTTGTCGTTCAATTTGCATTTGTTTTTCTATTAATTGAACTTCTATTTCTTGTTTAAAAGTTTCTAGTTCTTCTTGAACTTGTTCTTTTAACATTAATAATTGAGCTTCAGAAGGTTCTATTTTTATATATACATTTCTATATTTAAATTTTTTCTTAGAGTATGTTTCATAATATGGAATTATATCATCATTTTCAGATTCTGCATTTACACCAAATGTAATATCTTCTCTTTGAATACTATCTGTAAAATCTGCATCTCGTTGAGAATAAGAGACTACATCTGTACCTTTAGTAACTTTTTTTATTTTAGTTTGATATTCTGGAAATAAATTAATAAGTCTAGACCTAGATATGTTTTTTCTTATTTGTATAAAGTTTGCATCTCTATATAAAAAATCTTGACTAGAAGGATCTACATAAACATCATAAGGATTTATTCTATTGAATCTTACTTCGCCCATTCCTCTATCTGCATCTTTATCAATATCTATTAAAAAGTAACCTACTCCTTTTGTTAATGAATCTAAAGCAATTTGACTATATAAAGATTTACCATTAGATAAGTACCAACAATAATCTGCAATATCTGAATGAACTTGAGCTACGTCTGCATCATCACCAGTTGCTCCTACAGCTTTCCATTTAGGATTATTAGCAGTAACAAAGTATTTCATTATTTCTATAATAGGAGTTATTCTATTAATAGTAAAAGTTGGCATTCCAGATTCTTCTAACATAGTAACTTCTTCTTTAGTCAATTGTTCATTAAGATAAAAATCATATCCTTTTTGACTAGTAGTTTGCCATCTTTGTCTATGAGAACTATTTGCTTTATCCCATATTTGTTTATTTACTTGTGCTTTATTTTTTTTAGTTACTCTTGCCATTATTAATCCTTTATCTCTACATGAACTAAATCGTCAAATTTATTATCATTTATATCTCCATCGGAATCCCAATCTCCACCCCAACGAATTTTTAAACCCATAGATTGACCAATACCTCTTAACATTCCACCCATATAATGAAACATTTCTCTATCTTCCCAATTTATCGGGTAAGGAGCGAGATCAACAGCTTTTCCTGTTATGTGTTTGGAATACTTTGTTTTAGTTTTCCCTTGTGCTAATAATTGCTCTTGCCGCTCCTTACTCCGCACACCTTCGATAATAGTTACATCCATTATCTTAATTAATTCATTTAAAACTTTTACTAATTTAGGATCTACTCCCTTTAATCTTTCTTTACTTTTTTTTCCAAATTTATACATTAATATTTCCTATGCAATTAACCAACTTTTTGCTTTTCTTTTTTTCTTAAACCAAGATTTTTTTTCTTTATCTTGTTTCATGTTTGGTGGAAAAGCATGAATTTGTGCGTAATAAAGGCTCTCAATTGTGTCATCATGAGCCATCTTGGGGCCGAAAGTAAGGATTTCATTAATTAAATCAAACATATTTTTACGCAAATAGACAGTTCCGGTACTAAAACGTGCAGAAAGTCCAGAATATATGCGATTTCTTTTTTGAGTTCCACCGGGTTTTTCAGGAATAACTGATATACCAAATTTATTTAATCTTCTTCTTTCGTCATTCAAAGCTTGAAATATACTTCTATTCATTGCTACATCTTCTACTGTTGATGAAGTGCAATTGTATTTTTCATGTAATTCTAGTATTAAATCTACTACGCCTTTTTTACCTAGTATTTCTCCTGTATCTGGATTTTTAGATCCAATTGTAGGAACACTTCTATGTCTTTCATATTCTAATGCATATAAATTATTATTACTATCAATTGCAATAACTGTTATTACACTAAAATCAGAATGTTTTGTATCAATATCTGTAGCTGGGTCGCAACCTATAAATGTATTAACTGGTATTTCTTGATTATCTTTTATTATATAATTAACACC